GTTAACCACACCTTTTCACCGGTGAAGGTAAATGGGGACTCCGCCGTTATGCTCGAGAAGTCAAGCACCAGTAGCCTAGGTTACTGGCCGCTGACGCTTCAACAGCGATCTCCAGTGGCGGGTCAGACTGAGAAGGTGTACCGGACCAAGATTAATCTTGCGATTCCGGTCGTCTATACTGAGGTGATTAACGGTGTTAATCGTCCCAGTCTCGGTTACACTATGCGGGCGAATGTTGAATTCGTTATTCCCGCAGACGCAACGTTGCAGAACCGCAAGGATCTTCGGAAACTTGTGGTTGGGATCTTGAACGATGCTTCGACCGTTGCAATGGTCGAACAGCAAGAAAACCTCTACTAATATGAAAACAGTAGTGGTCAACTTCCTGTTGGCACTGTATGATCTCTATCGTGCAGTGAGGAAAAAGAGAGATGAAAGCTCTGATTCTCACAACGATTCTGCTTAACTCAACCAACTCAATGAGGTTTTCTACCCATGAAGAAGGCAAAGAAAGTTGCGGCTCCTTTTCAGGAGCTGTACCGACAGTCTGCTTGCCAGGCCAACCAACTTGCCGCGGCTATATATACCGCGGCAGATACTCAAGCGTCCTCGGAGATGCTCCAGCAATTGTACGCTGGAGATTACTCGAAGATTGTATCTGCTTCGATAGACCCAAAGGACTATACGAATGCCGATATGTTCTCGCGGGACTACCTCTGTGCCGAGTTGATGTCGAAATTCCCTCATTGGGAGATCGGCGTCGACAGGTCAGCTGTAGCCCTGCAGAAGTTTCTTGAGGTAGAGGAGAACCTCACTCTGCTCAGGTTCACTGAAAACCCAATCGTTTCTGGCTCTTCTAAGAAGACCAGAATGCGTGCTATCGAAATGACAGCCCGTAAAAAGATCGAGAGGATATTAGGTGAATTTGACTGGAATGAGGCTAGCTTCTCTTTCGCGTTTGGTCCTGGAGCTTCGACTTCCATGTCGAGGCGGCGAGGTGACGCATCGTTCAAGTTTGGGGCGCAAAGACCCCATATGTCGTATAACGCTGAAATCCTGGCCAGTGCCCTGTCTAGGGCGCATCCCACTTGGCAGTTTTCTGCTGCCGTGGTGGCCGGATCTAAGCTTGTCACTGTTCCGAAGAACGCGAAAACCGATCGAACGATTTGTATCGAGCCTGATCTGAATATGTACTTTCAGAAAGGGATCGGTAAGTGTATTCGTCGTCGGCTTAACCGTTGGGGACTACTCCTTCCGAACGCTCAGCAGATAAACGCTGAATACGCCAGGGTGGGTAGTGCAAACGGTCGATTAGCAACTGTCGACCTTAGCAGTGCCTCAGACTCCATTCACATGGAGCTAGTGAGGTTACTACTCCCAGGTGATTGGGTGGACGCCATAGAGCAAGCGCGTTCCCCGTTCACTGTTCTTCCTTCCGGGCAAGTACATACGCTCCGGAAGGTATCCTCAATGGGAAATGGCTTCACGTTCGAGTTAGAGACGCTTATATTTTATGCGCTCTGTTTGGCCGTGATAGAACATCTATCAGAGAAGGATACGGACCGTCAGTGCACTGTCTTCGGCGATGATATTATTATCGCCGTTGAGTTAGTGCAGCCGCTTCGGGAGGTCTTGTCGTACTTTGGGTTCACCATGAACTCAAAGAAGACCCATTCCGAGTCGGCTTTTCGTGAGTCGTGCGGAAAGCACTTCTTTCACGGAACTGACGTAACACCCTTTTATGTTCGTGACCGTATTGATTCAGTACATAGAAAGTACTGGGCCGCGAACACAGTTCGTCGCTACTCTAGGATGAACTGGGGTCTTGACTACCGATATCGGTCAGCTTACGAGCTGATCGTGGACTCTATCCCTAAGTTCTTCCGGGGGTTTCAAATCCCGGAAGGCTACGGAGATGGAGGTCTTGTTGCTG